AGGATATTCTTTTTGTAAAATTTCACTAATTTTCATTCATTAAATACCTCGCTTAAACAATTTAACTTTGGCATTGATATGCGGATCAATCTTCAATTCCAACTTGCGAGCATTATCAATCGCAAAATACTTAAACGCATCACAAGTATGATCGTTTTCCTTAACTACTTTAGGATTGTCACTATGAACCGTCTTCTCATCCCATTGGTATTGCTCATGCTGTTTAATAAATATTTGATTCTCAGGCGTATCAAGATAGTACACACGTCCTTGTGCCAATAGGGATGATACATAATCGATCATGGTTGCCTCATCGCTCTTAGCAACCCCATGCCAAACTTGGTTATATTCTTTAACGAACTCGTTTCGAAGTGCTCCTTCGGCCGAATCAATTGTCCGTTTCCCAATTGGCACTTGGTAGTCCATCGAATCTTCGAAGCTCTTAATTTCAGGAACCATGTCACTAGGAGCCTTTTTACGAGATTGATGTTCAGGGCTGTAATAGTACGTGTGCAGCAAAATAACCTTACCTTCGGCGGTAACACCAATTGCCAGGCAAGTAGTTGCTGAATTAATGTGCCCAGCATCGATTGAAAAGTAAAGATTGACCAATGGGTCGTCATCAAACAATTTAGTTAGGGGATGGAACAAGTTCATATTGTAGACGTTAGTTCCCAGCCCAATAATTTTCCCAAGGTAAAGCCATTTATAATACTCGGGGTCATTCTTTTTATACGTTTCAATCAAGGCCAGTTGCTGTTCCTGGGTGATCCCGAGCTGATCATCTAGATACGTTGAAGTGTCCACATAGCATTGTGGGTTCTGTTCCTGGATAGCAATCCATTCATTAATCCAGTCATAGGGATTACGTGGCGGATTGTAACTGTAAAACACCTTCACCTGATTAACCCAGGGAGATTTTTGCCGAATAAACGTTGGATTGGTCTGGTCAAACACTTCTGCACTCTTAAAGTTGGCTGCTTCTTCGTACCAAAGAGCAATAACATTTTGAATGGTATTGGATTTCAACTTTTCAGGCTTATCACCACCATAAAAATAAAACGCACTGCCCGATGAAATATGGGTGATGCGCATTGGTGAAACCGAATATTTAAATTCATCTGTCATGTTTAACATGTCAATCGCCCAGCAAATCTGACCATATACAGAGTCACGCAAGTTAACCGTGTTTTCCCGAATACAAACGACGTTCGCTTTATGGCCTAACTGAGCCTGCTTCTTGAGCATAGTCAACAGTTTTAAGCTAATGGTTGATGATTTGAACGAACCACGACCACCCTTAGCAATAATGTATGGACGTTGGGTAGACCATAACTTCTTAAAGTGCGGATTAACAAGCTGTGATATTTTAATCACTCGCTTAGTCTTCGTTATCATCATCAACACCTCCCAAATCGTCAACTACCAACGTCCCATCTTCATGATGTTCAACTTTTTTAATTCTTTAGCCTTTGCTTCAGCAATTTCAGCCTCGGCCTTTGCCTTACGAATTTGGGCTGATTGCATAACTGTTGGAACTGGATATCGCTTTAGCAACTCAGTGAGTGCTTTCACCTTATCGTTAGTTTCAACGAGAGCCTCACCTTTGTCTAATCGCAAGGTCTTCAGTAAAGATGTATCGCCTTTATTAGTAAAATTGACTTCATTCTCGTAGTAGAATGCCTGCTTTCCAGTTTCCGGATCAATGTATGGTAGTAATTCGTAGTGCTTTCCGGAACTATTAATATATGGTCCCTGCTTAACGTAATGCTTCATCCACCGTAAATGTTTGACTCGTTTGGCCTCCACATAATCACCGATGTTAGCAAACGCTTGGCGCTGAAGCTCTCGAACAATATCATCCGCCTTAATGGCCTCTGTCTGTTCGCGTATCATGCGAAGATTATCTAATTCTGCCCGCACACTAGCATTAACGAGTAGCCTTGGACCATTTACATTGGCAGTGTTCCAAGACGCCCCATATGCCTTCTGATAAGCCCAAGTGGCATTGAATCGTTGCAAATAGTAGAGGCAAAACAACTTTTGCTTTTCGTTTAATTGACCATTGTTTTTCAATTGATCAACTATTTTGTGTGCACCCTTTTTCGGTTTTGTGTGCACCCTTTTTGCGGCTTTGTGTGCACCCTTTTTGTTCGGGGTGCGTTGCCAACCATACCGTTTTTTCCACGATTTAACCGTGTTTATCGATACTTGGTACTTTTCAGCAATGTCCTTATACTTCATTCCTGATAGATAATCCTTCTCAGCTTGTTTCTGGTTATTCATTACATACCACCACACCTCCTACGTTCTATGTATTAAAAGTCAACACAATTATTCGCCACGGTATGGTGGCGTGATATTGCTACCAAAGGTCTCTGTTAGCGCGAAGAAGTATCGATAATCTTCATTGACATTGTCATATTGACTAATTGTATCTAGTGACTTGGCCATAATCTCAGCAGCCTGCTGAATTCCTTTGTCAATCGTGCCGTTATCTAGCTTCTTTTGAACAGCACTTGTGTCCAGTACGGCATCTCTCAAATAGCCTTAATTTATCTCCGTACTAAATTCGTCTTGAATCATGCTGACGATTGCCGATTTATAAACCTTTGATCACCTGAATTGAACATTTTTGTCATTTTAATCCTCCCAGTTTGAACCGAAACCGTCACTACCACGGTCACTGTCATTTAGTTTGTCGCATTCAATAGATTGTAATGAGACATCACGCCGAATAACCAACTGGCAAACCTTATCGCCTTTGTTAATTTGATTAAGCCGATTAGATAAGTTAACGAAAATCGCCATGATTTCACCACGATAGCCAGGGTCAACCGTTCCGAGAACGCACTTTAATGGTGTCCTAAGACTCATCCCTGACCTTGGTCTAACTTCAGCTGAATACCCTTTGCTTAATGTGCCTGATGTGGTGCCATGGCAGACGGGGTCATTTTTTTATATTTAAGGATTACCTTAGGCACGTTCCCTCATCCTTTCCTGCTTATGTCGCATGTCGTCTGTTAACCGTTCTTTAAATGGTGTCTGTAATGTGGAATTAATATTATTAATATCTTCTGAACTATACATAACACCACTAGCAAATTGAGCCTCAGAACTAAATATAATCAAAAATTCAATTCCATCAATATAATATTTAGCAACCCCGTTTATAAGCTTTCCCTGCGCATAAATATATTTCATCTTAATGTCATTGCTTGGAGACTTTTGTTTAAAATAATCTCTTAACTCATCGTATCTCATTTTATTTTCGCCTCTATACAGGCTTTTCCTTTTAGTCTAAACTCATTCAATTTACGTGCCTGCAAAGCTTTACGCTTGCGATCCTTAATTTTTGACTTCTTGTGACTCTTCGTATGTTTATTGTGCTTGCTCATTGAATGATCCAAACTCCTCCGCAATTCTCTCTACCGTTTTTTGTCTAGCCTGTTTAATTGCTTTTTTGACCTTCACCGCATTTCCACATGCATCAATAGAAATGTCGTAATGATCTTCTAGCTTTTGCTTACGAGCCTTCATCCGCCTAAAACCTGCTGTATTTGTCATGGCAAGATTTCTCCTTAAATGTCGTATTCAATGTTTTCCCACTTTTTATATGCATCTAGGTAAAACTTTGCTTCTTATCACCGTTGTATGTGAGTTCATAGTACATTCCATCTGATAGTGTTGTACTTAGTAGTGCTTTACTGTTCTGCAACGTCTTGCACTGCCAAACAATGTAAACGTCTTTAGGTGTGATACAAGTGTTGTCTGTCTTATCGATATGTTTATTCGAAATATTCAACTACCAACTTTCTTACAGTTTTCGACTTTCAAAAATATCGTTAGTTCATTTTCAGCCGCTTTCATTCCATGTATCAAATTGCTTACTGCTCCCTAAAATGCTAAGCCCATTGTACAGCCGGTTCGCATCGTCCCAAGAAACACCGTAATTAGCAACCGGCTCACATCTTCAACTGTCAAGTAAACGTAAGTCAAT